TTCATGAGCAATTTTTTCACGAAGGGGTTTTGTAAACAATTTTGCAGCATCTTTAATCTCACCATCAAAATTGATCGCTTCTAATAACTCTTGACCGGATTCAATCAATGTTAATCCGCTGTCAATAGCCCTACGCTCCACTGCTAATGAAAACTCTTCAGGAGTAATAAGTTTATCACCCCTTTCTTTGGTTGTCACCTTTAAAATTAATTCAACTTTTGTTTCTTTCATTAGAATGGAATATCCTGTTCAAACCCGTTATCAACCTGATTATAATCACGTACAACCCAATCAATTTCATTAGCAATAAATTCTGCAATTTCATTGAATGAATAATTGTTTTTAAATGTAATACCAGCAGCATGAGCATGACCACCCGCCGATTTAACAATTTCTGGATTATCTTTTGCTACTATACCAAATGCTGTATTCAAGTCAACATCAGAATGTGCTGCAACCCTTCCAGACAAGGAATTATTACCATCTCTATCCACGTACATCACGTAGAATACATCACCTTCAAAATGAGAGGGAACAAAATTAATGGCATTAGGTGAATCAAGCAATACAATTTTCGATCCTGATTCTAACTCATTAACCATTGCATTTTCAAGTGTGGATTCACGCAGATCAGATTTTTCTTTAACAATCCCCATATATGAATCATTAAGTTTACGCATACCATTTTTGAAAAATTCTCTAAAATTCTTTAATCCGATTTCCCAAAACAGATCATTAAGCAATACTCCATGTTTAAATCCTTTTTCATCAGTCTGCCAAAGATCATAATTATTAACCAATTCTGCGAATAATGCCATTTCTTTTGAATCGGATTCTTTTGTTTCGATAAAAATTCTATAGCATAGTTGTGTAGCAGACTTTTTATGATCATACACATAAAAGAAATTCTTTGATGCATACTTACTAAAATGTTCTGAATCCAAATGATGATCAATATACACTACATTTTTGAATGTTTTAATTGCTTTTAATAATGCCTCATCACCCATTTTTAAATCAGTAATAATAATGGTATCAACATCATCAGGTTTTTCAGTGATGCATAATTCCATTTTCTCATCGACCTTTCCATAGCCCTGATTATAGGATTTTACCACATTAAATACTTTATTGATAATAACACTACAACCAGCAGCATCAAGATCATAATGGTTAAAATGTATTACTTTTTTCATATACTCTTTCCCGTATAAAACAATAATACACGCTATACCGTATAAAAATGAAAAAACACGGTATAGCGTGTATTTTACTTACTCGCTATTTCTACCAGTGTATCAACATCTTCAGCAAGATTATTAATTTCTGATTGATTCTGTTTGTACAGGATCATACCAGCCTGTCTTGCTATTTTTGATGTGATACCATGACTCTCTTTAAATTTGTCTACAATATCATCAATAATATCTTTTGCAAGATCATTATCTGCTGCTTTACGAATTTGGCAGTCAACAAACTCATTCAAGTGGTCTTTCAAAAACTCTTTATCATCTGGATTACTTATTACATTCATATTTCTAATTCTCCATTAATTACATCTAAAATAAACTTGTTACTCATACCAGTTTCTGTAGCAATTTTATCTGCGATTTACTGTTGTCAAACATGATGCTCTTGTTCAAGTATATTCATAATTGATTTAATAGTTAAACCTGTTCTATTGATATAATTAATATGATCAATTACATCCAAAATCAATCCCCTTATATCAATCTCTTTTTGAATTTCTGCCAATTTTTCTTTACTCATACCATTTTACCCAAGTATCCAAGGGTGCGTTCATCATTATAACGATGAATATAATTCTCGTTCATATTAGCAAACATGGTATCCTGAAGAAAAATCCATTCCTTTGTTTTACGCATTTTGGTAGCATATGCGCCAACATTTTTAAGATAGCGTTTAATGGATACAGTGTTTTTCAAGTATCCGTAGCATTTGCGACCCGCGCTGTTAAACTGGTAATAAAAATCTACCAGAATTTTACCTTCACGTACCAGTTCACCCAAACGATTGCGGATAGTCTTATTAGTTACACCAATAAGATCAGCCAGTTTTTCGGAAGTAGTAGGAGAATTTGAATCATTGATATGATTCATGATTTCAGTTTTCGTACACATAGTAATTTACCTTTCATGTTGTTGTGAAATTGAATATTACGCCTGTTAAAGCGTAATGTCAAGCGTTATTCAAAAAACTTTTCGATTACTTTTTTTGCCCGTTCTCTGCTATCAACGGTATCAAGTAAATGATCCCATTCATCAAAGCATTCAAACTTATTATCTGAATTCTCGACAATATAATCATCTGTCCAGTGTGGCATATCATGCATTTCTTACAATCCTCAAAAATTCCTTATCCATTTCATCAACCAGTTCTTTAGCAAGTATATTTTCAAGTTCTTGAGCAGCATCAAGTCCATACTCAAATTCCATTTTACCTTCAGTATATGTGAATTCATTTGAGCCTGTTTCAGCCTTTGCTTTCGCTACCCCTAACGAGGGTACTGCTACCAGTGCAGCAGTGCCTATGATGCGCCTTAAAAAGCCTCTACGGGTGATATTCATGCTATCTCTGCCTCTCTATTGTATTTTGTATAAATATATAGTATAATACAAGCATTGTCAAGTGTTATCAGCACAAGACAATACTCTAATCAAAATTACTTTGGAGAGTAATATGACTAACCTTATTTATATTATCTATAAACATACTTGTATTCCTACAGGAAAATCTTATATTGGTCAAACCAGTAATAAAATTAATATTCGTTGGAATTGCCACAAATGTAATAGTATAACCAGAGATTCAAATTTAAAATTCCATAAAGCAATTAGAAAACATGGTGTTGATAATTTCACCCATGAAATCCTATTTTCTACTGATAATCCATATATAATTAATGAAAAAGAAATCCAATTAATTGCTATATATGATACCTTCCATAATGGATATAATTCGACTATTGGTGGAGCATCTTGCTTATTAGGACAAAATAAAGGTATCCCTAAATCAGAGAAATTCAAAAAATCAATATCAGGCACTAATAATTATCAATTTTCTGGTTTTTATCATACACCAAAGGGGATATTTAATACAGCAAAATTAGCATCCAATTCTATTCAAATTTTAAGTAGACAGACTATATCAAGATGGTGTAAAAATTCTGATAAAATTATTACACCATTATTAATGGGGTGTTCAAAATATCTTCAAGATTTACCAGAATCACCGTTGGGTAAAACCTTTAAAGAAATTGGATTCTGGTTTATTCAAAAGTAAATTTTTCTATATAATTTTCACCCTTTAACCCCTTTCTTAATTGAGTCCAGCCTTTGAAGTTAGCAGAGTACATAACCTGATCAGACATTGATCCTGCTTGTTTACCTGTATAATAATTAGATAATTCGACAAACAAAGAATATGCTGCTGCTGATCTACCAATATGTTCACCCTCTGAAAAAGGCGTAGCAATATGTTCAAAAGGAGATGCATGTAAAGGTTTCATTCCTACAAGTCTATCATAAATTGACAATGCTTTTTCAAGTGATGTATCATTTTTCCTATAGGATACTTGAGCGCAACAAGATACAGAAATTTTCAATGCATCTTCTACCGGAATAAAGGAATGAACAGACCGATAAGAAAGAGTATTATCCTCATCACGAAAATGTGCTACATAAGGTGTATGATACTCACCGTTATGTAACAATTCCGGTTCTGAATCCTGTCTTGCATTATACATACAATGTGCAAGTTCCTGAATTTCGGGTTGTGCATCAGGGTGACAGCGCAAGAAAAAGAAATTATCATAATCCGTAGCAGTAACAATTGTATTCATAAACTGGAATGTTTCAGAAAGTCTATTCACGATCTGTTTATGATAACCAGCCTCAAAAAATGCCTGTTGATAAAAGGTTGCGGAATGCATTGCATCTAACCATGCCTCTTCTTTAGTATCAGAATAAGGATTAGGTGTACCATCAGGCGCAAAATGAACATTACCTACATTAACCAATTCATTATTTTCACCATCTGCTTGCATACCAGCCTGATTCAAGCCCCAATGAATAGGTGTTGCGGGTAATTCCTGAATATACTCAATCATTGACTTGACCGGAATTGCCCTACTACTTGACGCATTACGTGAAAACATCCGATGCGTCATGAATTCAGCATGAATATACCTATGATAATGAAGTTGAAAAGTGGTAATCCGTTGACCCCAAACATTAATACTATCTGCTATTACTTGTGCGTAAATACCACCCTTACCTTCTACTTTATTTTTCATCATTAACCTCTTTAAGATTTTTTTCTAAGTCTTTAGCAATATCAATAGTCCCATACAACATATCCGCTATTGATTTTGCATATGCAGTTGACATTATTGCTGCTAAATCCTGATCAAGTTCATAGCTGGATACACGCATTATGATCTGTGCATTTTTATCTACTTCAAAAGATAATGGCATTATTTTACCTCATTTTCCAAATACTTATCAAGTTTATTTTCTAATGTCATTAACATATCAACCAATTCCAACAAATCAAGACAGTCTTTTGCAGACCGATCTATAATTGCAATTGCCAATTGTGAAAATGTAGAATGATATGTCACACGATCATTTATAGATGGTTCACCTTTACGGTTTTTACCTCTTGTATAATCATGTAACAACCATTGATATTTGTCACTGTCTATACTAAATCTATCATCATATTTAAACATCATTATTCCTGATTACATAATCATTCAGAAATTCATCATTAGAGACTACAGTAATATTAAATTCGCTCTTTTTTAAAATCCAATCCAAAGGTGAAGCGTAAAGACCACCTTTACTTACACCACTACCCCCTTCAACAACAACCTGTGAACTATCAGGAGTCCAAAGAGGGTAGTTATTTTTATAATAAATAAAAGTTTTTATTTCTTTAATATTAGTGAAATCACGTTCAACCTGCAATGCCTCTAAATAATCTTTTTTATAAAACACATTTTTACTCATTATTCTTATCCTTATCAAATTCAATTAACAAATCTTCTAATGTTATTGCCACAACCATACTTTCAGTACAATTAGTTGTAACTGATAATTGCAACCCCTTTAAGACACGTTTAATATCTTTAAGTGTGTTTATTTTTTTCCAATCGAAAACGTATTGTGTATCTTGTTTAATCATTTTTACCTCATTATTGATCTAATTTATCTTGTAATGAATCCATAGGATTCTTATGGTATTGTTCAACGATTATATTTTTCTTGCGTAATTTGTCCAACCCATCACTACAACGGTATGTTTCTAAGAATACTACGCGCACCACACCCGCATCAATAATTAAATGAGCGCATATTTCACATGGTTGCATTGTACAATAGAGTGTAGCGTTGACTGCTGTTTCTGGTGAACGCATCAGTTTACGGAAAACATTATCTTCGGCGTGAATTACAGTAGATTTTGTGACTAATTTTGTCTGCAAGAGTCTACCAGCACTTTTATTCTGGTATTCATCTTCGGTACAGGGAATTTCCTCTTCACAACAGTTTTTTTCACCGCTAGGAGTGCCATTATAGCCCATAGAGATGATTCTAGCATTATCCTTTACCAGTATAGCCCCTACCTTTTTGCGCTCACAGTAGGACTCCTTTGCGACTCTTAACGCCATATCCATAAACAGGGTATCAATCTTTTGTTGTGATTTCACTCTTCGTCACCTGCAAAAGTTTCATCCCATTCATCAGGAGTAATCCCTGTCATAATGAATTCTCTTTCATCAGCAGTAAGATTAGGAAATGCGTTTTGAGCAAGCGTACCAGTATGATAAGCCTCTAATTGCTCTGAAGTTACATCAATATCCATATTATTCACTTCACCACTAAAAGGGGATTTGCGTGTAATAAGCATAATATTTCTCTCTCAATTAAATTACAGGTGAATCATATACCCATGAAACATCCTTGTCAACAGTTTTTTTTTTGCTTATTGAATAATAGTGGTAGGAGGAGTGACAATCTTTGAAAAGACTTGTTGATACATATCACTTGTTTGCATAGAAGGTTCAAGCATAGAAATCAAAAGTTTATCACGCATGATAGAAATAGATTTTCCAACACCATCATGAATACTACTGGACATAATAAAAGGCTGGAATGCTGCCTGTTTTGTTTGCGGATCAACCATTAAATAAACAGGATTTACGATTGTGATTTTTTCCTCATCCTGTGATACCATTTCCGCAATAATTTCTTCACTCGATACTAATTTTAATACTATTACATTCATATTTTTTCTCAGTTAAGTTAAGTTAAGTTTGTTTACCGTATTTATATGCTCTGTAAATATCATCTTCATCATGACAAAGAAATTTCATATCATCTGTCATTGCAAAAAATTCACTACTAAACCAATCACATGTTTGATCTGTATGTGAAACACAAATCGTATCACCACGTTTAGGTAAAAATGGTTTTGGAATTGGCAATTTATTATCAGCATGATCAATACCACCCCAATTCATCATTTGTCTATCCATATTCATAAACCGAATTTGAGTGGGTTCTTTACCACCATGAATA